CGGATGACGAAGAGATGACCCTGACCCTGCAACATACGGTCGAGTATGGCATCTGGTTGGAGATTCGCTGGGGTGGCCGATACGCGATCATCGTTCCAACCATCGAACAACTGGGCCCTGAAATCTACGAAGAGATGCGGGGTATGTGTGGGGAGATAATCTACTATGTCGACTAGAACTTGGACATACCAGAGGATGGCAACCGATGCCACTCTTGTTGCTCTTGTTCCTGGGGGCATTCATCAGACCTCGGCAGTAGAGCATACGCCAGTTCTGAAACCATACCTGATCTATCGTCAGACAAGCGATGTTCCGACGATGAGAGGTGATGGAGTAGAACAACATCGAACGTTGGGCTACATGATCTTCGCTCATGACGTGCCCGGTGACTACTTGCTCATCGACGCGATCATCGAGAGGTTGAAGGACCTCTTCATGGACGTAGTGGATCAAGCGAACCGAGTAGTCAAGAGTCTCTGGATCGAAACGAGTGACGATGTCAGAGATGATGACATGGGTACCATCATGAAGTTCGCTCGTATCCAAGTAACCTACAAGGTCTAGGAGGCCTGAATGAAGAATGTACGACTCAAGAAGGCTCGGCCGAACTATCGCCGTATCCTTCGGACCAAGGACTTGGACGCGAGAAGCGTCAAGCACAAGGGCGCAGACCTCGTTTGGGGCCCTGAGAACAACTTCTCGATCGAGATGACCAACCAGATGAGTGATTCGCTGGTTGCCGCGTTTCCCGGTGAGTTTGTCATGTCCGATGCTGATGGGGATGATGAGTCTCCTACGGTTCAGGACGTGATGACTTCGCTCGCATCAGGCCCGCAGGGATCGGTTCCAGGCTCTCCCGATGAGTCCCTGGCGTCCTCGGCCGATGATGAGGGGTCATCGACAGCGAAAGCGTCGAAGAACAAGTAGGGACGCGTACGGATGATGGAACTTCGCTGCCAGAACAAAAAGCATGGGGAGATGACTGATGACGGACTTCTTGAGGTCAGTTGTGATAGTCGCTTCTGCGGTAAGAAACCTGGCATCGTAGTCCTTCATCGGTTCAAGCCTGAGACCGGAGAGCTTGTCGAAACTCTCAAGTTTAGGGCTCCACACACCCCATCTACAGGAAAGGATAGCTGAATGTTGGATGATCCGGCGCTGCCTTATGGCATCCGAGATATCAAGCTGACGCCCGTTCTGTCTGATGGCTCACTGGGGTCGCCTGTCGATCTCCCCGTTGGTCAAACTCTGAGCTTCTCTGAAGCGGAGGAGTACCAGGAACTTCGGGGTGACGATCGTCTGGTGGCTGTTCATGGGCAGGGACCAACCGTCGAATGGGAACTGGAGGCCGGAGGCATTTCGCTCGAGGCTTGGCAGGTTCTGACCGGCGGTTTGCTGACGGAGCTCGGTGCAACACCGACCCAGACGAAGTCTCTGCTCAAGAAGGTGACAGACGCGCGTCCTTACTTCCGCATCGAGGGTCAAGCGATCAACGATGTGAATGGGGATACGCACTGTGTCATCTTCAAGGCGAAGGTTACGGAGAATCTCGAAGGTGAGTTTACCGACGGGGAGTTCTTCGTGACGAGTTGCTCAGGTCAAGGCATCGGCAACGAAGACGATGACCTCTACCTCTTCACCTGGAACGAGACCGCAGAAGCCATCACCGCAGGTACGAACGAGGTCCAACTGATTGTCTCTGCAGGCACAGGTGGCACGTTCACTCTTACCTACAGTGCTCAAACGACAACGGCACTCGACTGGGATTCGACGGCACAGGAGATCGAAGATGCTCTTGTGGCCTTGTCGAACATTGCTCCAGGCGATGTCAATGTCACGGGTTCAGTAGGTCAGTGGTTTGTCGAGTTCACCGGTACTCTGGCGGCGACCAACGTCTCCCAGATGACCATTGGAATCGGCAGCCTCACGGGCGGTACAGCCCTCGTTACAACCATCACACAGGGCTCGCCAACGTAAGCCCTTAGCCCATCGGAACCCTAGGAGGTCAGAATGGCAACGAAAAGAACAGCAACAGCACCCGCAGGCTTGGATGAAGCCAAGCAGCGGTCGCAAAAGACCGGGCGCACTACGCCCAAGAAGGACTCGGAGTCCCTCGGAGAACCTACTTCTGCAGCAGCCTGGAAGAAAGGGAAGACCGAGGGGCTCCTTGTTCGTGTTCCAAGCGGTAACACCGCACTGATTCGTACGCCTGGGATGGAAGTGTTCATCCGCAAGGGTACCATTCCCAACGCCCTCATCCCGTTGATTCAGAAGTCGCTGAAGACGGGCAAGGAGCCGAGCGAGGAAGAACTCGCTGATGTGTTGGGTGATGAAGAGGGTCTGGACAAGATCATCGACCTAGCGGAGAATGTGCTGGTTGATGTATGCATCGACCCTAAGGTTTACCCGGCTCCCACTGATGAAAATGGGGATCGACTTCCTGACGATCATCCCGACCGTGACCCGAACGTTCTCTACGCTGACGATGTCGACTTCGTTGACAAGATGTACATCTTCTCCGTGGCGACCGGAGGTCCGTCACAAATGGAAGCCTTTCGTCAGCAATCCGGTCTTAATGTGGGAGTTGTATAACCACTCCAAGCTTTGGGGTTCCACACCCGCTCAGCTGCTATCGATCAGGGATGAGTATGATGCCTGGTGTCTCAATGAGGCAACTGCTTACCTTGGTGCCACGATCACGAATGAACTCGAGAAGATCGAGGGCAAAGATAGTAAGTCCATAGAACGCAAAAGAAACAACAAGCTTAACCAGCTACTGGGTGTTTCTGATGAGAAGCGATTTCGCCAGGTTGGAGGCAAGAAGCCAAAGAAGGAGGTGAAGAATAGTGCCCGGTAACAACCTGGGAACCGCCCATGGCAACATCAAGATCAATACTAGTGACCTGAAGAATGCGGATATTGCACTAAGGTCAGCCGGTCGAGGAATGATCGGTATGGGTGCTGCAGCGGTTGGTGCGTTTGGACTGATCGTTGCTGAGGCAGCGAAGTTCGAGAAGGAGATGGACTTCGTTCAGGCTATCACGGTAGCTAGCGGTGATCAGATGGATGCCTTGAAGGAGAAGGCAATCCAACTAGGTAAGGAATCTGTCTTCGGTCCTGTAGAACTGGCGCAGGCGTTCACGGACCTTGCTAAAGCAGGAGCGTCTGTAGAGGACATCATCGGTGGTGTGGGAGAAGCGTCAGTTCAGTTGGCGCAGGCTGCGGACGTAGAGATTCCGTTTGCTGGTGAGAACCTCATTAACATCCTTAACACTTTCAAGCTGGGTGCTGGAGATGCTGCTCACGTTGCTGACCTTCTTGCTGGTGCTGCGAACGCTTCATCGGTTGAGCTTGAGGATATTGTTACAACCATGCGATATGCTGGTCCTGTTGCTCAGGCACTAGGCATCTCGATCGAGGATGTCAACGACGCCATCTCGGTCTTGGGTCGCGTTGGCATTAAGGGTTCGATCGCAGGTACCTCCCTGCGGTTTGCCATGACTCACTTGATCCCCGATACCAAGAAGGCACAAGAAGCCATCACCGGACTCGGGTTGCACATTGATGAGTCAACTGGTGCGGTGACTGAGTTCACCGATACAGAGGGTAACCTTAAGGACCTGGCTAGCATTTTCCAGATTCTGCAGGACAAGACTAAGGATCTCTCTTCACAGCAGAAGGTTGCCGTTGTCAATGACATCTTTGGTGTCAGGGCAATGCCCTCAGTTCTCGAGCTGATGAATGCTGGTAGGGCGGGCTTCGAAGATCTTCATAATGAGATTGCTAAAACAACTGCTGCTGATGTTGCAGCCAAGAGATTGGATAACCTCTCTGGTTCCATCGCAAAGTTGAAGGCCACCATTAAGGCAGTGATGACTGAGGCAGGTGGACCGTTCCAAGAAACTGTCAAGGGTTGGGTAGATTGGCTCCGTGAGTTGATCCTCGCGTTCGATGCTCTCCCCGACCCTGTCAAGACCTTCCTGATTTCCTCTCTGCTAGTGGTGGGCGTATTGTCCCTGCTGGCTGGTGGGTTCTTGCTCACGATTGGAAACATCGTTCGAGCAATCCGAGTGGTCGGTGAGATCGCAAATGCCTTTGCTGCCATGTCGGGTGCCATGAGAGGAGCCAATGCTGCCAATGGTTTGCTGAGTGCAGGGATTCTTGCCTCGCCTTGGTTCTGGTTGATCTTGCTCATCATTGCTGTCGTCGCTGCCATCGTTATCCTTTGGATGAAGAGCGAGAAGTTTCGCAACTTTGTCAAGGGGTTCTGGGAAGATCTTAAGGGTTGGGGCAAGGCGATCTGGGGCTTCTTTGTCGATGCCTGGGACGCAGTCAAGAAGTTCTTCAGTCAGTGGGATGAATGGTGGGGCAAGGCTAAAACCGCTGTTGCTGATGCCTGGGATACTATAGCAGGTTTCTTCTCTGACATTGGTAGTTCGGTTGCCGGATTCTTCAGCGGCATCTGGAGTAGTATTCTCACCGGACTCACTGATGCCTGGGGTGAGATAGCAGCCTTCTTTACCGACCTTGGTGGTTGGTTTGCCAAGTTGCCGGGGATGGCTCGAGAGGCAGTCGGTAAGTTCGTTGGGTTCATCATCAAGCAGTTCCAGAGACTGTCTTGGCGAAACGTTGGCTACGCATTCGGTTACGTCATCGGCCGGATGATTCGTCTGCCCTACGATCTCTGGGTAGCTATTGTTGGTTGGCTCGCTCAGATCATCGACACCTTCTGGGGTTGGTACAACGATATTCTCAACGTACTCCATGACCTTGAGTGGGGAATGATCCACTGGGCCGGCGGTACGATGAGTGCTTTCTTCAGTACAATCTGGGGTTGGATTCAGCAGATTCCGGGCATCTTCATTGAGATGTTGACCCAAGTTCTCGGTTGGCTTTGGAACGCAGTTCCGAACTTCTTCCAGGCAGCTTGGGCGCTAGGTCAGAATGTTTGGGATGCAATCTGGAACTTCCTCAGTGGTCTGCCGGGGATGGTCGCTCAGTTCCTGGCAGAAGCAGTCGCCTATGTGTGGAATAATGCGGGGGATTGGTTTGCTGCAGCGTTCAACTTGGGCCAACAGATTTGGGATGGCATCATTGATTTTGTCTCAGATATCCCTGGTGAGATTTGGCGATTCCTCACTAACGCTGTGAATACTGTACGAAACATGGTCGGGTCAATCTGGGATGCGGCTTATGACTTTGGTGCTGGGGCACTGAATGGTTTCCTTCATGGCATTGGTGCTCGCTCTCCCTCTGGGATTGAGAAGGCATTCTTTGCCATTGATGACCAGGCTGACAAGACATTGTCGCATCTGACTCGAACGGTACGTAGCATCAACCGAGTTACACCTGCTCCTTATACACCGAGTACAATCGGCATGGATTCTCCTGTTACTGCTGCTGCAGTTCAGAATGGTTCATGGAACCAGAACGGCCCGTTGGTTGGTACGGCAGTCATTCGTAAGGACGAAGACATTACCACACTTGCTCGCAAGCTTGAGAGGGAACGTAGAACTCAGGCACGTGCTCGAGGGGTTACGGTAACTCCTAGTTTCGCAGGGATCGGTGGATGATGGCAGCCTCAAAAATCGCCACGATAAACACAATCTCATCGACGACTATTCCTGAACTGGTCATTGGTCAGGTTTGGCGATCGCTTCTCGGATCATTCCGTGGAGTCCATGTACCTGTACCAGGCAGGCCTGGGGCTTGGTTTTCTGGACAGAAACGAGGGACTCGTGAAATGCGATGGAGTTGTTTTGTTTTAGGGGAAGATGCCGAAGCTCGACGAGCAGCAATGGTAACCGTCTCAGATTGGTTGGACTGGGATGAAGCT